CACCCAGACGTAGCGCTCTGTCGACGCCGCCCGGTAGATGTCGGAATCGCGGCCCTTCGCGCCGGCACCCATGCCCGGCTCGACGCCGACGATGACGCCGACGACGACGTTGCTCGTCGCCACGTTGGCGGTCACAGAAGCGATGCCATCAGCGTCGGCATCGCCGGCGAGCTTCACCAGGCCGCCGATGTAGGCGGCCGTGTTATCGCTGGCCGGGATGTAGTAGAGGTTCGCAGCGCCGTTATACGGGGCGCCGCTCAGATACCGCACGGGGCTGAGCCCGCGCGGCGTGTCCGCGTTTGCCATGTTGATGTCCTGTGAGGGTTGCTAGTCGCGCCGGCCGTCCTGAATGGAGATGCCGCCGGCCGGCACATAGGCATTGACGCCCGGTCGCAGCGTCTCGCCGCCGCCAGTTCCAGAGACCTGCGGAATGTCGCCCCGCTTGATCATCGCGTCGTATTCGTCGAGACGTGCCTGTGCCTTGGCCCGATCTTCGGCGCAATAGTCCTTCCGCTTCCTCACGAGGATGGCGCGCGCCCCGGTTCCCCGGTCAACGATCCTCTCGACGCCGCTCCCGATATTCCTGTCCTTCTCGTGGCGCGTGCCGAGCATATCCTCCGTCACCACGTCCCAATCGTCACGCGCAGTTAGGTTGTGAACCCGCCCCGGATCGGAATTGATCCACCTGTACTCGTAGTCCGGGTCCATGGTCCCGACGACGGCCAGGTTTCTCAGGCGGCCGTCTCCCATGTCGTCCCGGCGGCGGCGTCGCGCCTTCTCTTCCTCCGCGCGGCGGTTCGGCTTCACAGCGTCCTGCATTGATAGATGTCCTTAGTTGTCCGCGAAAAACTCGCGCGCGTACTCGTTCACGTCCTTGAACAGCCCGTCCCTCACGAAGCGCTCGGCAACCGCCCGCACATCCGCGGGCAGGTCGTTCGCGCCCTTGGTCTTCCGTGTCGATGCGGCAGGCATGCGACCACCGCCCGCCTCGACGGATGCCGACGGAGCTCGCCGCTCGACAACACCAAACCGATCTGGATAGCGTTGCTGGACGTATTTTCGCGTCTCGGACAGGTTGTCATCGAGCGACAGACCAGGCTTCTCCCGCAGCAGTTTCATGTGATGCGCCTGGGCCACAGCATTCAGCTCGCCGTCGATCGTGAACCATGGGTTCTGGCTGATCCAGGCTTGGACCTTCTGCGCAGCGGCCACATCCTGCGGCGCGGGTTGGCGCTGCTCGGTCTGCTCGCGCACGCTATCGTCGAACTGCCGAAATACCTCGTGGCGCGCCTGCGAAATCTGGTCGTAGCGCTCCACATCGCCGTTGGCGGCCGCATCGCGGAGCGCCGCTGCGTAGCGGCTTTCCAGATCCTCCCGTTGGCGACGCAGGGCCACCTCGGACACGCGCTCGACGCGAGACAGTTTCTGCTGGAACTGCGCCTCGAGCTCCTGAATGCGGCGCTCCGCCGCTCGCGCCCGCTCGATGGCGATCGGCAGAAGCTCCTCGCCGCGCCTGACGAACTCGTCAGCCGGACGCCACTTCTCCGGATCACCACGAAACTCGTCCTTCGAGACCCACCCCTGCGCCCGGGCGCGCGTCTCGATGTCGTCGCCCGCCGGCTGGCGCTGCTCGGCCGGCTCGCGCTCGACCGGAGCGGTATCCGCGACCACGACCGGCGTTGCATCGGTCGTGACGGCCGGATCGCCTGTGGCTTCCTGCTGCTGGAGATCCTCGCTCATGCCGCCCTCACCGCAACCACGTCCTTGTCGTTCATCAGCCTGTATTCCGCGCCGTCTGCGCCTTTGATCTTGAGGCCGGAGTAGCGCTGGAACACCACCATGTCGCCAACCTCTGGGCGCGGCGCGTCATCGTCGTATGAGAACGCCAGAGGCGACATCTCGACGACGACACCTTCCATCGTCGCGTTGTCGTCGCGTTCCCGCGTCTCGTCCGGCTTGATGATTTTCAGCCCGCTCTTCAGCGTAATCGTTCCGTCGTCCAGGGCCGGTCGGACAAGCACCTTGTATTCGAGGCACCTGATACCGTGATCAAGCGCCCGCAGATCCTCCGTCTTGGCCTTCGTTTTCATCCCTCGATGTCCTCTCGTGTCAGAGATGCGACTTCCTCGAGCGTTGTCGCTCGTTCCTGCAATCGCGCGAGCATGAGAGGGTCTACCTGCCCTCCGTCCCACGAGATCACCAGCCAACGGGCCTTCTGAGCCTCGGCCTCGACGCGGCAAAACTTGAAAAACGCTTCCGTGATGGGAGACCCGATCCAGTCCTCCCACGCGTCCGGATCAATGCGCATCGCGGTCCGACACCGACGGCTCCACACGCATCATCAGTTCCTGCTCTTTGATCTGGAGCGCGCGCCATTTCTGGTCTAGCTCGTCCTCCTTGAGCTGCAGGGCGCGGAGCTGGTTCGCATGGTTCGCCTCGGCCTCCGCCTGCTTGCGCTCGAAATCGGCTTGCTTCGCCTGCAGGTCGAGCATGACCTGCCGGCTCTTCGCCTCGAGGTCCATCATCGCCGAATTCTGCTTCAGCTCGGCCTGGGCCTGCATCTCGCCGAGCTTGATCTGTGCCGCCTGCTCCTCCGGCGACGGCTCTTTCGGCGCGTCCGGCGGCGGCGGCGGAACAAGCACCTCTTCCACTCTCTCGACGCGTGCCGCCTCGAAGGCGCGCTTCGTCGCCTCGAACGGATTGACGTGCGGATTGCCGTTCCGCACCTCATCGAGCACGAGCTGGGCCTTCGCCAGGCGCTGCATGTCCGTGATGTTGTTCGGATCGGCCACCGGCATGATGTCGAGACGGCCCTGATAATCCTGGACGATGTCCGCGCCCATATCGAGCAGCGCCATGTACTTCTGCGCATCCATATGCTGGCGGTTGATCTCGAAGATCATCCGGAACTCGGCCTTCAGAGCCCTGAAAATACGCTTGTAGATCGCCGTAAAAACCTTCATGCCCTGCTCGATGAGCGCGAGCGTCGTCGTGGCGGTCTGGTTGGTCTTTTGATCGCCGACCATGATGTCCTGGACGCCGGAGATGTCCTTCCCGGACTGGATCATCAGCTCGAGCAGCTGCAGCGTCGTCGGCGATGGGCCGGGGTGGTCGAACGGAACGATGTTGTTCTTGAGGTCGTTTCCCGACGCCTTGACGGTCCGGTACGTGCCGGGTGCGATGCGGTGCTGCGATTTTCCCTTGCCCAGATCGATGCCGCCGCCGATGAAGCCGCCGCCGGCGTTCTGCAGCGTTGCGGCGTCGTTCATCTGGTTGACGGCCGTGTCGATCTCGTCGTTGATGTCGCCGAGCAGGTGGCCGAACCCGAGATCATAGAAACCGCCCTCCGGGTCGGGGATGAACGGCACTTTCACGAAATAATCACGACGTGGAATGCGCAGGATGCGGCCCCGCTCCACGTCGATCTCGACGGCGGCAGGATCAAAGCCGGCCGTGATGCGCAGCACCTTCGCCGTCTTCTCGTGCACCGTGACGATCCACGGCTCCTCGACGCCGTCATTGTCGAGGTCGACGTAGCGGTGCTGCTCGAGCAACGTGTGCGGCGACTGATCGTCGTCGCCGTCCGCACCCTCCCCCGTCAGATTGACGTCGAGCATGGTGCCAGAGCGTCGCCGCTCCGCAATCTCGTGCGGGTACATTGGCAGCACGTGCGTCATCCGCGGCACGCTGCGCAGCGACTTTGCCGTCTGGTTGACGACCAAGTCGAAGGCACTGACGAGCTCGTCGCAGAAGCCGGCCTCCTGCGACCCGTCGGCGTAGACCTTTTTGAATGCGCAGCCGACGATGGGAATCTGATGCATCATCGTATCGACGTCGGATTCCCAGTCCGTTTCGCACATCAGCTGATAGCTCATGTGCTCGGACACGCGATCCGCAGACGCCGCCTTGAGGCCGCCCGGATCGGCACCGGACACGCGGCATTTGACGACGCGCTCGCCGTCGACGATAGCCGGATAGGCGCGCGCCCCGAACTGTAGCGCCGCCGTCGTCAGCAGCGGGTACTTGATATTCGACGCGTCTTCCCACGGCGTCGTACGGCTCTCGCGCTCTTGCCGTGCGATCGACATCGCGCGCCGGGCGCGATCCTCCCATTTCTGCCGCGACGTCTTGTCGATCTCATACTCGCGCACGACGCGCTGCCCGAGATCGGCCAGAACCGTATCCGCCATCGCCTCGGCCGCGTTGCGCATGCTGGCGAGCTTCTGGAGGCGCATCACGCGCTTCTGCAGCGCGACCACGTGCGGACCGCCCTCGCCATCGTCCAGCGCCGGCGTCGCATCCAAATCCTCGAGCTGCAGCATCAGTATCCTGTCACGCTGTTGCGCCGCAGGCGACGTTCGGGCTCTTCCTCGAAATCAGGCGACGTCGTTGCGAAGCGCATGCCGGTCATCACGAGATAGCGCATCGCGTCGCAGCAATTATGGACGATCACGCCACCCTCGACCGCGAAAGCGTGATGATCCGGCACTTCCATGCAGTAGACGTCACTGCGCCCGGCTGGCACTACGCTTACGCACAATGATTGCCGCGGCGCATCGTCGGCTGCATGTCCGAGTCTTGGAGTACCTGTTCGCCGAGAACTCGGCGCCGCATTCGACGCAAATCCGGCTCTCATCGTCGATCCGAGATACCCTGCGGCTTGTTTACCGAGCAGTTGACCTGCCGGAACCCAGCCATCCACGGTCAAGAACAGGTGATCATCCGTGCAGACGACGTCGCTGCCGTCATCGAAGGTCACCTTCACAACCTCGGCATTCTCTCTTGTCTTCCGGCAGTTCAGGTACGGCGCGAGTTGACCGCCAACGGTGAGAACGCGACCAGTCGTCCCGACCATGTCAGCGATGCGCCGCAGGCCGGCATCCGTGTGCACCATCGTGTCCGGCGCAAGACAGTGATCATTCTCCTTCACGACCTTGCCATTCTCGTCGCGCCGATAAATCCGCATCTCAGTGATCAGATTGCGAGCCGTGCTGAAGACCTTCAGGCGCCCGGACGACAAGCGCTGGTAGCAGGCGTGGATGCCGGCCTCGACGCTGTTGTCCGCATCGTAAAGGTTGAGGCCTAGCTCGTTGTAAACTGCCCGAAGCTGGCGACCGTCGACTTGCGAGGAGCCCGCGGACGCCGGGTCGATCGCCCCGGGTATCCACCAGCCGCGCGCCTTGATCGCGTCGGCGTGCACCGATGGCGGCGACTGGCCGAGGTAGTGCTCGGAAAACACATAGACGCAGTCCGTCTGCCGGTCCCATGCCCCCCAGATCGCCGCCGTCCGGTTCCAACCGACGTCGAGACCGTACGCGCGCGGCCAGAACTCCGGGATCTGGAACGGCTCGATCACCCACGTGCTCTCAGGCACCGGATAGATGATGCCGGCGCCGAGAACCGGGATGCCCTTCGTTCGCGCCTCGCGCGTATGCGGCGCCATCGCATCCATCAACTGCTTCTTCGTGGCCTCGGAGAGATGAGGGACATCATCCCATGTGGCCTGGACGCAGAGCCGAGAAATACTATTCTCCGTTGTTTTGTATCGGACCGTGGATCGGCGACACTTTCAGAAATGATTTTCTATGGATGCCGCTGGCGCCAGATGCGGCCTGAACTTCAACGCCACCTTCGACAGGCCGAGCAGCGGCGTGAACGTGCACAGCATCAACCCGTTCTCCTCGTCCGGCGCGGTCGCCGTGAGGCGCAGCAGCCCCTCCTCGTAAACATCGGCCGGCGGCTCCTCATCGAACCAGCAGAGGTCCTTCTTTGTGCCCTGGAACGTCCGCCGTCCCTGGTCGTAACTTTTGAACTGCAGCACACTGTTGCCACCTAGGCGATGCCTGACGAGCACCGTGTCGATGCCGCCCGGGATGCCCTGCATCGGCGTCGGGCGCCCGACGATGTGATCGCCCGGGATCATGCCCGTGCCGAGCTCTCCCGCGCCGCCTTCGCCACCGACGCCAAGCAGTGCATGCTGCACGATGTCTCGCGTCGTCGTCCTGGTGTCGCCGGCGACCCACGCCGATATGGGCCTTTCGAAACGGCGCCCGATCCACCAGTCAGGGTACAGTCCCGTCAGATGGAGCGTCGTCTCGTAGGCGCCGACGCCCCAGGTATTGTGATGCACCACGCCCCCGGTCACGTAGTTTTCATAGTGCGGGACGTGGAAATCGTAGACTTCATGGCATCCAATAGAGTCGATATTGGATATTCTCGTCCCATCGACATTGGGGAGCGAAGGTGCCAAATTGGACGCCAGAAGGGCGCCAGAGAACGCTTGATGGAGTTCGTCGAGGTAACGCCACCCGCCACTCGTCAAAACGCGGTGCAGATCAGCCCCCTCGAACACACGACCATCCGTCATTGTCACCCTGTAGCACTGATGCAAGCGAGCCTTCTTGAACGGAGCCCACGCGGTTGCCTGCGTTCGTTTGGTGCCATCCCATGCCCACACCCGGAACGGCTCGGCAGCCCGCCACAACTCGCTAACGGTGCGCTCACCGTCCACCGTCTCAATGACCGTAGAACCAGTTACGCATTTCCCAACACGGTTCGCGGCCATCATGCACCGCTCGAGATGCTCACGACCGCCGGCGAAGAACTCACAGTGCCGCGGATAGAGGTCACGGCGCAGCGGCCCCGCGTCCGGGTACATCCCGAACAGCTTACGCCGCGCCGCCCTCCTCGCCTTCTCCTCGAGCAGCGCCAGCAGCTCCCGCTTTTCCGAGGAGGTGAGCGAGCCGAGCATCAACCTGCTCATCGGAGATGTTGAGATTGACGTCGGCGTCGAGGTTGAGACGATCTCCATAGACCTTCGGCTTCAGCTTTCCCGCCTTCCACTTGCGCGCGTCGATCTGGAGACGCGCGAGATTTGCATCCGTCGCATTGTCCGCAATGTCGCTGATCTCGTCTGCGATATAGTCCGCCTGATCTTCGCGCGCGCGCGTGTAATGCGTT